AGCAACCTTTAGTCCTGGGACAGCTTCAAGCTGGTCGATAACAGGGCTTGGCGCTTACTCGGATTACAAGCACCTACACATTCGAGCAACACTAGAATCAACACGCAGAGAAGTCTTGCTAGTCAAGTTCAACGGCGATAGCGGTAGCAACTATAACCGAACAGGGCTTTACACAAGTAGCTCAAGTAATGATTACCCGCTATCACAGCAATACCTTGGTACTTCTGGAATTGAGTTCCCCGAAGCTATGGGCAGGGATACCTATACAAGCTCAGTTATGATTTTAGACCTTATGGACTTCAATTCAACAACCAAGATTAAGTCCATAAAAGGGTATTTCGCTCAAATTTCAGCAAGCTACAGAAGAATTTTCTATGGCTTAGGTAACTGGCGCAGCACAGCAGCAATTACTCAAATTGACTTTAGTATTCAAGGCAGTTACCCCAGCACAGGTAATACCACTTTTGCAATCTATGGCGTAAGGGCGTAAATAATGGCAACAGAAACTTTTGAGTTAGTCTCAAGCACCACACTTTCATCAGGCTCAGCGACATTTGAAATTACAGGGTTTCCGTCAGACGGCAGCTATTCTATAAGCATAAGACCAATCTCAAGTGGTAGTTCAGACCCTTGGATTCGATTGAACAACTCTACATCTACTACCCATTACATGACCTATATGTTTGGCGGTAGTGGTACAGGCTCTAGAAGCGGTTGGGAATCAGGGACAGGTCAAGTAGTTTTGAATAAGCAGGGCTACCCTGAGTCAATTCCTAATGTAGTTTGGAATCTTGAGGTTATAGCTTTAGGCATTAGCGTTAACCAAATCGTAACTGGGCACAGCATGAAATACAATCAAAAATCTGAATTGTTTGCCGTATCCGCAGCAGGGATAAACTCCTTGAATAGTATTAAGTTTGGGCTAATGAACGGCGCTGAATCCTATTCCGCTGGAACAACTATTGACATTTACAAACTGATTCGTTAGGAAAATCATGACCTTTGAACTTATACAAACTGTTGAGGCTACAGGCACACTAAGTGAGATAGAGTTTTCTAATATCCCCCAAGACGGTAAAGATTTGTTTGTCTACATTAGCGCACAGTCTAACGGAAGCCAGTTTCAATTCAAGATAAATAACACGGATAGTTATTATCACGCAAAGCTTACTGGGTCTGATACTGACATAAGTGGTCTTGGTAATAGTGGCACAAACATCTATGTCTATAACACAGGCGGGTATAACACAGGGGAGTGGGCGCTGATGAAATGGAGATTCAGCCGTTATGCTGACAGCACGCAGAAACTTCTGACCTATGATGCGATAAGGGGTTCCTCACAAACGCCTACCAACATTCCAAATAACGCCCCAGAATTTGGTGGGCTTGCAAGGTATGACAGCACAGACGGAAAAGCCGCCATCACCTCAATAAAATTCATCGCTCCCTTTTATACTGGTTCAACAATGTCACTTTACAAGACCTACTAAAACAAGATAGGAAAATAATGTCAACCCAAGCAACAGAAACACCCATGAGGCTAACCATTGACCTGAGCAAGCCAAAGGGGCAGCGTGAAACTCTTGTTCCATTTTCTGCTGAGGAAATAGCTCAGGCAGAAAAAGAAAGCACCGACTACTTAGAAAGAAAAGCCCTAGAAGAAGCCGAAGCTCAGGACAGAGCAGACGCAAAAGCTTCAGGTGTTGCAAAGTTGTCGGCACTCGGACTAAGCGATGCTGAAATCGCTGCAATCACAGGAGCATAAAAATGCCAGTAGTATCAACAGGCGTAACAGTCACAGGAACACGAGTAAAAATTTCGGATTCAAAAGTTCCTACATCTCAAGCAAATAGATATTACGACCCAAGCGTTGTCGCTAAGTTTGTCTATGTTCAAGATGGGGATTTTGATGGAGACACTCTCACTTATGTAGGTGGGAGTGCTGTTGCAACAACCAACGGAGTTCTTCTATCCAAGACGAATGTTACTGTTTTCCAGTTGCATCAGACTGATGAACTTTGGGCTGTTTCAAGCGGAACTGGTTCTGTAAGAGTTGTAGAAGTAGGCTAACTCGTGTCAGACGAAACAAGCTCCTCGGTTCGCATTACTAATGTGCAGGTTTATGAAAAGCTGATGGAAGTGAACGAGAATCAAATTGAGATGTTTGCCGAGTTGCGTGGATTGAAGTATTTACCTGAAAAGGTTGCTGACATGGAGAACCGACTCTCAAAGGTTGAATTGATTGCTCGACTCGTTTACGGAGTCTACGGAGCAACGCTGGGAGCAGTAGCGGTCGGGTTAGTGAGCTTACTTAATGGCTAAACGAATAGCTGATTGGCGTTTGCCTTATGATGCTAAATACATAACCGCTCACTATGGCGAGATGTCTCAGTTTCGTAAAGACAACGAGATGCAAGCACACTCAGGAACAGACTGGGCAAGACCTCGCGGCACACGCATACCAGCCATAGCCAAAGGAACAATTCAGCTCATCCAGTTTTCAGAGGTTCTTGGTTGGGTAGTAGTTCAAACCGCTATGGATAAGGATGGCGTAATTTGGTATCTAGGCTATTGCCACATGGACAACAAACCAAATTATCGGGTTGGGCAGAAATTGCGTAAGGGACAGACGATTGGACTCTGCGGAAATACTGGAAAATCTTCGGGTTCACATTTGCATGCAACGGCTTCAAGAACATTAAAAGGAGTGTTCGGAGTAACATCCGCAAAAGTAGACCTTTACAAACTGATTCTTGCTAACACTAAAAGAGCACCAGCAATTCAAGCTAAGCCAATTCAATCTACAGGAGTTTGCCCATGTTGCAAAAGAAGCTACTAAAAGTCCTTGACGGAGTGTTTTTTCTCAAGGATGAGCCAGAGTCCGCAACTGGTGCAAGTTGGAAGTTTCGGCGCAAACTAATCTTTGGCTCTTACCGACTTGGCTTTGCAATGATAATTTTTGGCTCTCTTACTTTTCTTGTTGACCAATGGGGAGTCGGCGTGACACTTATTACGGGTGGCGTGTCTCTTATTTCAATCATCACAACGGCGTACACTGTAAGTGCATCATGGCAAGACGGTAAAAATAATCAAGATTGGACTAATGGAGATGTTTAATAAAGAATTTTGGTCATACTCGGTTGAGCGTGGAATAAAAACAATAGCTCAAGCTGCGGTTGCCTATCTGGGGTCTGGCTCGCTTGGCTTGTTTTCGATTGACTGGGCATCGCTTATGTCTGTCTCTTTGGGCGCGGGTTTGTTGTCAATCCTTACATCGATAGCCACCCTTACTAAGAAGTCTGACTCATAACAAAAAACCCACTGTGGTAATAAACAAAGGCGTTTAGCCTAATGAGCAAAGAAAAGAACCCCTTCGGCTTCGGAGGGGTTCTCTTTGTTTCGATTCAACTCAATGATGTCAATACTTTCTGTTGTTACATTCTTCACACCAAATATCCTCATCGGGCAAGTGGTCTGTAACACCATCAATCAAAACGACAACAGCAATAAACCAAATGGCTATGAAGATAACCATAAAGGTTATAAGCCCTATAACTAAAGTCGTGGTCATTCTTGCTCTTTGGTTGATGTGCCGTTATTCTTGATTTGCATTCCCGTAAACCCCATATAGGTCATAAAAGCCATCAGGATTTTTGCGACTAACAACCTTCACATTATAAGTGCGAGAAATTACAGTCGCTTGAGAAGCGTGTTTCACTTTCCCAATCAATGCCCAAGAGTCTGGATTCGCCTTAAGTTCATTAGTTATTGTTCGCCACTTAGAGGATGTTTTTCCGCGCCTCGCCGCTGGTGGTTGTGTCCACTCAATATTCACTTTACTGCCCCTTCTTTATCAATTGTGACTTAGCATTTAGTATAACAGAATTATCAAGCTAAATCAATGAATGTGTTTAGAACGGCGAATCTTCGTTTTGCTTGTTTGCAAACTCATAAACATCGTTCGTGGTCGAAGTCACGCCAGAAACTCCCATGTTTGTTTTTGGGAGTCGGGACAAATCAATGCCAATTGATTCAAGGTCTAGTCGAATTGAAGTGCGTTCATTATCGTCTTTGTCCTTATAGGTTTCTGAAACAAGTTTGCCCAAGGCGATTACTTTGTCACCCTTTTTCATTGATGCAACAATTTGTTCAGCCATTGCTCGCCAACCCGTTGCTCTCATAAAAAGTGTTTGTCCGTCTACCCATGAACTTGTGTTTTTGTCATATTTGCTTGGTGTGCTGGCAATTGTAATGTTTGTAACCGCAAACCCAGTTGAGGTATTTTTCAATTCTGGGTCGGATGTCAAGTAGCCAACAACAGTCATATTAGTTTCGTTACTCATTATTCTCTCTCTTGTTTCCTTTGATATCAAGGTGATACCACTTATTTGAACTTAAATAATATATCGGAATCTGAGTTGCATCGACTGCGGGCGAAGCATTACGCGAGAGTTTATAACCCAAGCGTCTTGCTTCTTGCGCTGAAAACGCGTCTGATTCAAATCCGACATTACAAGGGTTACAAACTGTCAATAGGTATTCAAACCCATCAAATAGCTTTGAACCTCCTGCACCTCTGTTTACGCGATGATGAATGGTAAGTTCGTTCCTGCTCCCACAGGCAACACAAATTTCATTATCACGATGAATAATTAGCTCGCGTTTTTTCTTAGAAATCAAGGCACGAACTTATTCACAGAATGAAGCTTTGATTCTTCGCGTTCAGACGAAACCTCCGAACGAATTGCATCCGCTCTGGCTTCCATGTAGTTCAATGTTTTTCTCATCGCCTCAACATTTGCTTCCGCTAATCTTCGCTTCATATTCAAAACGCCAATTTGTTCGTTTGCAGAAGTAAGCGCCTCAGCCCAAGAAGCGGCAATTGTAGGATTTTTGATTCGATGAGAGGTTTTTGATAAAGCAAATTGATATTCATACTCGGCTTTTGACTCAGCTTCAACTTGCAAGGCAGGTCGCCAATCGCTTAATAAAAAACGATTCCATTCAATCAAGTGGTCATTCAGGTTCATTTGTGCCGACATTGACCTTCTCCTTCTTGGTTGATACAGCCTCATCTTCTTGAATTACTTCGACTTCAATCAAGTCAAGCAATTTGGTTGAAAGTGTCATAAATTCAGCACTTAGGTTGGGTGTCATTTCGCCAAGGTCTTTACAAGTTCTAAACAGTTCGCGTAATTCATCCTTTGATTGACACGCTTTTGATTCAGCAAGCCAATCTCTGCCCGAACCGACTTGCGCGAGTTGCACAGGTGTTGCAACATCAAGTTCTTCGGCAACATACAACCCAGACAATTCCATTGGAAACGCTTTGCGAAGTGCAAGCATTTCAGCACATTTACCCAGCATCAAACTGCCATGCTGTTGCCACATTGAAGATAATTTGCCGCTAAAGTAAGGCGCGTAAGAAGCCCAAGTTGCTACCGCATACAACGGCTCAACAAATCCTGTTCGCATAACCGCAGCTCTAGCCGCCTTTGGGGGTTCTTGTTCAAGCCAAACATCAACCCATTCTTTGCCGTCTGATGTCCATTCAATTGGTTTTTGACCAGCATACTCACCGCTTCGTTGAGCAACCAATCTTGCACCATCAATGCCTACTTGAATTGTATATTTACCGCCTCGCTCGATACAGTAAATTTGTCGAGCAATAGGGTCAAGTTGCGTTCGTTGAACTGTTTGGGCAAATGCCTCAACAATTGCTCTTGGAGCAAGTTTCATTTCCTCGCCCTTTGAGCTTTGTATTTTCTTATACAACCCAGCAAACTCCATTAGTGCTTTTTGCGAGTCTGACCATTGGGTGGCATCTCCATGAACTGGAATTGCTATTTCATTCATTTCATCTCCTTCTCGAAAGCGTTTGCTTCATCTAGTTGACCTAGCAAAGCAGTAGCCAATTGTTTTATCTGATTTATTGCATCTTCGTCTCTGTCAACCCAAACGCTTACTGGTTGTAGGTCTACAGGTACGAAGTTTTCATGGTGTTCCCACACCAAGAGATTTCTGTTTGCGTCAGCAACATACATTTCCCATTGCATCTGTCTCCAATAAGTTGCTGGTATTTTGCCAAGTGGCTTGCTCGATGTTTTGACTTGACACAACTCGACACCAGTTTTCGTTTCCTTGATTCCGTCTGGTGTTGCCATAAAGCGTTTATTGTCTGCCGCGTGAAGCAAATATTTATTTTGACTAAATCCCGCCCATTCTAAAAGCAATGGTTCGCGTTCAATCCCCCACTCGGTTGCGGCGTTGCCAACAAAGTCAGTATAAAATTTTGACTTTAGAATTGACTCAATCGAATTGGGAGTGGCGAGTGAAGCGGCATTGCTCGCGGTTACTCCTTTGTTTCTAGCCTCTAGCCAAGCATCACGGTCATCTGAGTGTGCAACTATGCGTTTCATGATTAATTCAAGTGTCATTTTTCATCCCTTCAATAACATAATAAGGCATTTATTTCTTTGTGCAAGCATAATTATAAAAGCAGGCACTGACATTTTATAAATAAAACCCCTTGGGGAGCAAGCGGTATGCTCAACCCAAGGGGCTTTGTTGAGAGCCGAAAGGATGGGTAGGCGCTCAACAACATATCTTAGCACATTTTTTATTCTTACTCAATCTTTTGACACGCAGAAAGAACTCTATTTAGTATAAAATTCAGTATGCTATTACTATGGCTGAAAAATGGGGCAATCCCGAACTCAAATCTTTTAAGAATAATTACATCCGCAGGGTGATAGTAGACCAAGCAAGGGTGTTTGTTCACAAGCACATTGTGGGTCAGGTTGAGGAGTTGTTGCTTCGTGCAATCAATCACGGTGCGATTTTCGCTACCAATCACCTGCCTGTTATTTTACCTGCGTATTTGATGGATGATTCACCCAGTTCAAAAATGGGATTAAAATTACAGATTGAAAATTTCGATACTGTAATCGATGTTGCGGACATCGGGTTTAAACAAATTGGCGATGTATTCATTTACGACACAAAAATTGAAGTCAACATACCGACTCATGAAGAAAGGTTTGTTGACAAAGTACCGACTAAAATTGGATACAGGCAAATATCGCTTGGAACAGGCGGCGATGATGTCGGCTTTCTCGCATATCTTTTTGGCTTAACTGACCCAGCAAACAAAAGAGTTTTTGATAATGAAATGCTTGAGGCTTTGAATTTCTATCAAAATCGTATGGGCATACCAATTACGAAAACAGTAGATTGGTACACTTGGAACTCAATAATTCCAAGAGGCGGTGAAAGAATCGCGGCTGGGTATGCTGGGCAAAAAGTTCGCATATTACAATCTGCGCTGCGAGTGTATGGTTACAACTGTCCAGTCACTTCACGCTTTGGAACTGAGACAATAAGAACGGTCAGAGATTTTCAAAAAGCAAACAACCTTAGAATTACAGGTCGAATTGGATTTTTAGAATGGAACTTGTTTTTTGAACTAAAATAAATCATAATTGCGATTATTACCTAAAGGATGGATAATGAATCGCAACTCATTGTTACGCAGACCGCTTGGATTTGAAGGTCATTTTACTCAGTTCCCAAACTCATGGGCAAGAGACACCAACATAGGCTTTAGAGCAAAAGGCATACTTGTTTTGCTTATGAGTCACAGCAACGGTTGGAGCATTTCACTGGCTCACCTTGCACACGGTTCGCCCGATGGGATTACCGCTGTTAGGACAGCAATTCAAGAACTTGAAAAATCGGGCTATCTCACACGAACACTGGTGAGAAATGACAAAGCGCAGGTTGAAAGAAGCGAGTGGTTATTGGCTGACCCCTTTGAATTAGAAAACCTAACATCAGGAAACCTAACATCAGGAAACCTAACATCAGGAAATCTAATGCTTAAGAATACTAATATTAAGAATACTAAATATAAAGAAAACAATATTAACAACAATTATGACGATTTGTTTGAGCAATTTTGGGCTATTTACCCGCGGCGCATTGGCAAAGGAAGTGCGCGAACTGCATTTGCTAAAGCCGCCGCAAAGGTGATTCCAGAAACCATTTTACAAATTGCCGAACAATATGCGGGCAAGTCAGATTTGCCCGACTTACAATTTATTCCACACCCAACCACATGGTTGAATCAAGAACGATGGAACGATGATTTGAGTGCGTCTGGTAATTCAAACGCAAGCACAAACGCAGCAGATATTTTGAATCGAGGCAAAGCGTTACAGCAACAAAGCGAAAGGATGAAGGAAATTGGACATTGAACAAACATCAAAAATACTGGCGATGATTGCTTTGATTGAAAATCGCAAGTTTACAGATGAACAAATAGCGGCGTGGCAGGTTTTGCTTATGGACACAAGTTTTACTTTTGCAAGTGAATCGGTTGTTCATTATTATCAATCGCATACTGAAACCATAAAGCCAGCTCACATTTACAAAATGAGCAAAGACTTACAAGCGGAGAAAAGGAAAAAGGTATATGGAGATTCTGATTCGTAACATCGAAGCCGAAAAGGCTGTGCTGGGCGGCATATTGTTGACCAATGGCAAATGCTTAGATGACATCACTTTGCAACCAGATGATTTCTACGAATTAAAAACTGGCAGATTGTATGAATTGATTCGCAAAATGCACTTACGAGGTGAAGGTGTTGATGCTATAACAATCTCAGCTCATCCTGAATTTGCTACGGTAGGAGTTCATAGTCTTGATTTGTTTGCGTTGACGGATTTTGCCATACATTCAGACAATGTTGAATATTATGCCAATTTAGTGTATGAAGCAAGCACACGCCGAAAAGTAATTGATGCGAGTAGAAACATAATCAAAGATGCTGAATCGCTTGATTTTACTTATTTGACAGAAACAAGTCGAAAACGATTAGACGATGCAGTCGGCGTTAAACACGGTTCGATTACTTTTATAAGCGATGAAATTGGCGAAACGATTGATGCCATGCAACAACCCAGTCAAGCTTATCCAACGCCTTGGGCTTTACTCACAAAAGCCATAGGAGGGTTCAGGCGCGGTTCATTATACACAATTGGTGCAAGACCTGGAATTGGCAAAACTTCAATTGGATTACAATGTGCCATGACATTAAGCCGCGAAGGTGCAGTTGCTTTTGCTTCGCTTGAAATGGGCAGGATGGAAATTCACAAAAGGATTATTTCCATGGGGGCATCAATCCCGATGGATTCAACAATGAACAATTCACTTACTCAAACTGAATGGGAACGCCTTGCAAGATTCAAAGAGGAGATTAGACCTAACATTGTAATTGACGATAGGGCTGAGGTTTCAATACAGGACATCAGGGCTTTTGCGCGGTCTGTTCATAGAGTAATGCCGCTGAAGGGGGTTGTGGTTGATTACTTGCAACTAATGAGCAGCAAAGATAAGCGCCCAAGGCACGAAATAGTGGCTGACATGTCAAGACAATTGAAGATATTGGCGAGAGATTTAGAAGTGCCAGTTATCGCGTTAAGTCAACTGAATCGTAACGCTGAGCAAAGACATGACAAAAAACCTTCGCTTGCCGACTTGCGTGAATCGGGTGCAATAGAGCAAGATAGTGATTGTGTTATTTTATTGCATCAGGAAGATGATTTACTTATGTTAGATATCGCCAAAAACAGACAAGGACCGCCAGCACTTGTGAAACTTCGCTGGGAGGGCGAATACGCAAGGGCGGTAAGTTAATTAAATCTTTTGACTTTTTTGAATTAACTCCTGAAGGGGCTGTAATGTTAGAACGCCTAAGAGATTTGGCAATCAAATATCAGACAATTTGCCAGCAAGCTCCGAACATTTGGGATGCAGAAAATACCGAGGATTCAAAAATTGCACAGAACGGTTGTAACGGAACTGTGAGCGTGGCAAAAGGACAGCAACGAACTCCGCCTTGCCCGATAAAAAATTTGTGCCTTCAAACTGCCATAACCACCCAATCACACTATGGAGTGTGGGGTGGCATGACATCCTCGCAAAGACTGCGATTACGAAAGAAGCGTTAATCCATTCTGGACATTGGGTAACATTGTATTCCATGCGCCCCAAAGACTGCAGCAGCAGCTTTTATGCCAGCTTCTTTTCGTTGCATCGATTGAGTTTTGTCGTGCATCAAATCGCTTGACCAAAATGACAACCCGCCGTAGTAATCTTTGTAAGCGCCAAACTCCTTCATAATTTTGGCAATTGCAGAACGACCATCAACTGGAAAGTTCAACCAAGCAAAACCACAAACGCCACCTTGAACAATTTCGTATGGCTTGTTCCAATCGAAGCCTTCATTCATGTCGGAATTTTGAACCGCCATTGGATTGGGCGTTGCATCTGAATACGCCTTGTTTGCAGCCATTGATGCTTGAGCAAAAATTTGCTCAAATTCATTTTTATTCATTATGTATCCTTTCTTCACTTTTATTATGACATAAAAATGATACTATGTCAAACTTATGTGTATAGTATGTTGAGAACCTTTTGACTTAATTTTCCTTGTAAGCTTGGCTTGTGAAAATTTTTATGGCTCTTGCTTCTGCGCCCACTTCTATCGGCACAATGAATCAAATAAAGTATCCTTATATTTTGAACTCATTTGCTTATAGCAACGCGCTGGATAAACTTGATTATGTTCCCAAAGACCTTGCTCTCGACTCTGGTGCGTTTACGGCTTGGAATAGCGGAAAGTCAGTAGACATTATTAAATATGCGGAATGGTGCTTGAAGTGGAAAGCCAAGCAGGACAAAGTGCGCGCAGTAAACCTAGATGTAATTCCCGGAGAAGCAGGTCGAACCTCAACCGAAGCTGAACGCAAATTGGGCATGACAGCATCAATCAAAAACGCAGATTATTTACGCAGTAGGGGCATTTTGATTGAGGAAGTATTTCATCAAGACGAGCCTTTTGAATTTCTTGACTTACTGGTAAGCAGACTAGCAAAGGGTGACATCTTGTGCATTTCTCCTCGCAATGATGTTTCTAAAAAAAAGAAACTTATTTGGCTACAAAGCATCTTGACACACCTTGTCAAGACAGTTGGCAAAGATAACCTGCCAAAGATGCACGGGCTTGCTGTTACTTCCAAAGACCTCATGCTTGCTTTCCCTTTTTACTCCGCTGACTCATCAACTTATGCAAATCCCGCAAGGTTTGGTGTGACTTTTGACCATAATGGCAATGGAATAAAAGTAAAAGATTTCTTGGGTATCAATGTGAGAAGCGGACAAGAAAGCGCAATGAGAATGATGATGGTTCAATCTGTTGACTATTATAAGAAGATGGAAGAACTGGTCACCACCACTTGGAAAAGACGAGGAATAGTTTGGGAGGACTAATGCAACTGCAACTTGTAAATATAAAGCACTCAGAAATAATTCCTAATGACTGGAATCCAAACAAGCAAAACGAAAGAGCCTTTGAAGCCGAAATTGAATCAATTACTGACAACGGATTTGTTCAGCCAGTAACGGTTCGCAAGCACCCCACTCAAAAATCAAAGTATCAAATAATTGACGGTTATCATCGTTGGCTTGCTTTGCAAAAAATCTTTGCTGACAAGTCCTTGCAAACTGCGCCGCTTCAAGAGATTGTTATTACTCAAGAAATCCCATGTGTCGTTCTTGATGTTACGGACGCGCAGGCAAAAAAGCTAACCATTGTGCTAAATGAAACAAGGGGTCGAGCAGAGCTGGGCGAACTGGGCGCACTGCTTGATTCAATCCAATTGGATTTTGGCGATGACCTTATTCGTGGATTGCCATATAACGAAGGTCAGCTTATTGACTTGCTATCGCTGGCTGAATTTGACTGGGAGAACCTTGAAGAACTTATAGAAGAAGATAAAGGCGAAGATGCTTCTATGGCTTATCGCCTTGTTGCCGACCTTACTCCCGATACAGAAATTCTTTGGACACAAGCGTTAATTGATAATGCCGCTGCGTTGCCCAAAAACGAGCGCGATGCTTCAGGCAAAATGATTGACATTCTGCTAAAGAGCTTCTTGAACACACACGAAAAACTGTAAACATAGCAATTATAAGTTATACTTATAGTACCGAACCATCGGCAAGGTAATCGAAACCCTTTAAAGAAAACGAGGCATCATGAGCAAGTCCCATAAGCTAACAGTATTAGGCAGCACAGTTGACGGAAGCCTTTCCGCATCAGAGCTTGAAAAGTTCCCAGCACCCAATGTGAGCGAAGTCGAATTTGAATCGCATGAGCTGACCGCACTCTGTCCAGTTACCAATCAGCCAGATGTTTACACCATCAAAATTAGTTATGTTCCAAAGGAATATTGCGTTGAGTCAAAAACCCTCAAGCTATATTTAATGAGCTTTCGCAACGAAGGCATGTTTGGAGAAGCCATTACTGCGCGAATTGCAGACGACCTGTTTGAATCAATTTCGCCAAAAGCCGTAAAGGTATCAACCACTCAGCAAATTCGTGGCGGGCTGAGAATGACCTCGCGGGCAGTTCGTATGGAGAATCAAATGGAAATGCCATTCTAATGAAGGCAACCCTTATTGTCTCAGGAGGCATGGACAGCGTTACTCTTGCATACTATTATGCCAACAGAGGATACGACCTTCATCTTGTTGGGTTTGATTATGGGCAAAGGCATGTCAAAGAGCTTGAGTCGCTTTTTGCTGTCGCGAAACAACTCAAGGCTTCTGTGGAAGTAATTGACCTTAGCCAACTCAAGTCAAGCATCGCCAACTCGTCTTTGACCTCAGATGCAATTGATGTCCCAGATGGGCATTACGCAGAAGAAACGATGCGAGTAACTGTAGTGCCTAATCGCAACGCCATCATGCTGTCTATCGCAACTGGGATTGCTGTTGCAAACGGCTCTGACTTGGTCGCAACAGGAGTTCACGCGGGCGACCATTTTATCTATCCAGATTGCCGACCCGAGTTCATAGATGCGATTAGCTTGGCATTTGAGCTAGGAACAGAAGGTCATTCAAAAGCTGGCTTCCATCTCGAAGCGCCTTTTGTCGGCATCCTCAAGTCTGAAATTGCACAAATTGGGCAGTCGCTAAATGTTCCCTATCACCTTACTTGGTCGTGCTACAAGGGTGGAGAAAAGCACTGTGGTCGATGCGGCACTTGTGTCGAGCGAGTAGAGGCTTTTATTGAAGCAGGAGTAGACGACCCGACTGATTACGAGTTTGGTATTGATTTTGCATTAGGTGAGATAGCAAGCCATAAAGATGCATGAAGTAAGCGCCTTGGGACTAGGCTTGGTGGTTGGATTCCTGTTTGCGATTCTTCGGCTGCCCATTCCTGCACCGCCAACTTTGGCTGGACTGCTAGGAATTATAGGCATCACGCTGGGATTTTTTATAGTAAGTAAAATAATTGGCTAAAAGCAAGAGCTGCAAGAGGGGACACTTAATCACCAAAGGTGACATTTGCCTCAAGTGTATCAGCTTAGACAAGAAGGAAAATAAGTGACATTTCTAAGCACAAAAACCTACGGGCATGAACTTGGTCTTAGCGCGGTGTTTCGGCAATGGAGAGCCAATAGTCATTGTAATAAATTACATGGCTACGCCCTCAGCTTTAAATTTACATTTATGGCATCAGAGCTAGATAGCCGCAATTGGGTCATGGATTTTGGTGGACTAAAAGGGTTGAAAGCAAAACTACAAGAAACCTTTGACCATAAGCTGGTGGTCGCAAAAGATGACCCTAGGCTAGAGCTGCTTGCTAAAATAGGTGACGATGGGTTGGCGGATGTAATCATACTTGAGCATGTTGGTTGTGAAAAATTCGCGGAACTCGCCGCCCAGCTTGCCAGTGCAGAATTGCAAGACCTTGGTATAAGCTCGCGGGTAAAGGTTGTAGAAGTTGAATGTGCCGAACACGGCGCTAATTCTGCGATATGGAAATTATGAAATTAGACATTACGCCCAAAGTCAATCATATAAATGTCAATGAAATTTTTGGTCCGACTGTGCAAGGCGAAGGTATTCATACTGGTCAGCTCGTTGCCTTTCTAAGACTGGCTGGTTGCAACCTTGCTTGCTCATGGTGTGACACTCCTTACTCTTGGGATTGGGAGCGGTATGATTACGATGCCGAGGTTCACAAAATGACCCTTGAGGAAATTGCAACACAAATTGAACCAATGCGTGTCAGTCGTATTATTGTTAGCGGCGGAGAACCTATGCTTCAACAGCGCAACTTTGCAGGAATACGCGAGGTAACTGGATGTTTGTTGGACATCGAAACCAACGGAACGGTTATCCCAAAGCTAGAGACGATTGATGCAGTAGATATGTTCGTTGTATCTCCCAAGCTTTCACACTCAGGTGACACAGAGCAAGCAAGAGTAAACCCTGATGCGCTTATTGCTTTTGCTGAATTGTCAAAGCAAGGCAAGGCGATGTTTAAGTTTGTTGCAGAAACCCCAAGCGACTTCAATGAGATTGAGGCAATGATTGATATTGCCAACATCCCAGCAGCAGCAGTATGGGTAATGCCACTTGGCGCGACAGCAGACGACCAACTTGCATCAATGCGCTTACTTGCAGACCCAGTAATTTCCAAAGGGTGGAATTTATCCCCAAGGATTCACACGCTAATTTGGAACTTAGAGAGAGGTCGATGATGGCTGTAGATTTTGACAAGCTAGTGCAGATAGGCAAAGACCTTCTTGTGGCAATTGGCGAAAACCCAAATCGTGATGGATTGCAAGATACGCCACAAAGGTATGCGAAGTGGTGGAAAGAGTTCATTGACTACGATGCTGGCAAAATTGAAACAGCGTTTACTTTAGACAACAACGACCAAATGGTTGCAGTAACTGGAATGCAGGTCTGGTCACTATGTGAACATCACCTCTTGCCCTTCAACGCCACAATCGCTATTGGCTACATCCCAACCGATAAGGTTCTTGGGTTGAGTAAGTTTGCACGAATAGCACACAAATATGCTCACAAGCCACAGGTGCAAGAAAGACTTGTGCAGGAAATTGCTGACGAGGTAAAAAGAGTTACAGGTTCAAAAGACATAGCAGTTGTTGCAGATGGCGAACATTCCTGCATGATTATGAGAGGCATTAGAACATCGGGAAACATGCGAACGAGCGTTATGAATGGCGCATTCCGCAACGAGCCAGAAACAAGGGCAGAGTTCCTGAACCTAATTGCCGCTAAGGGGTAAGAGTGTTATGGCTACAAGAGGCAGGAAGGTCACCCAGCTAGCCGACCCAAAAGTCGTGTTGTTGTTACAGGCGTTATCAGCGGGTAATTATGTTGAAGTGTCTTGTGCCTACGCTGGATTGTCAGTTGGGGTTGTTTACCAATGGCTTGAAAAGGGCAAGGCAGAGAAAACGCGTATTGAAAATGGCGACTTAGCCGACCCAACCAAGAAAACATATTTAGAATTATTTGAGGCAATAGAAAGCGCAAGAGCAAAAGCGATAGTTGGTAATGTCGCTGTGATTCAAAAAGCCGCCAGAGACGGAACTTGGCAAGCTGCTGCATGGTGGCTTGAGAGAACCAACCCGCAACAGTTCGGCAGGAAAATACAAGCTGAAGTGACGGGTCGCATTTCTATCGATGATTTAGAGCGCAGAATGTTAGAGTTGATAGGTGACGATTCTACAGACATTCAAGAAATTGACTCCTGACAAACGGAGAGTCTTTCTTGAATCATTATCAGAAGATGAAGCGAACATGCTTACCCTTCTTGCTATGCATGGCGATAAGCCCGACTGGGCAACGATAGCTAGAGCCGAGCAACTGCCACCTGATGGTGAATGGTTGACTTGGATGTTTCTCGCGGGTCGAGGTGCTGGCAAAACACGCTCGGCTGCCGAATGGATAATAGAACGAGCAAAGACACCCAACCTACGACTTGCGCTTGTTGGAAGAACTCCTGCCGATGTTCGCGATGTTATGGTGGAAGGCGAGTCGGGCATTATGGCTTGCGGCAGAGGTATGAACATTCAGTATGAGCCATCGAAGCGAAAGCTTACTTTTCCCAATGGCACAATCGCAATGACTTACTCTGCTGAAGTCGCATCACAATTGCGTGGACCCCAACATCATTACGCTTGGGCAGACGAGGCATCTTCGTGGACTGATGCACCTAAAGGCGACTCCTTGGATACCGCTTGGAACAACCTTATGCTAGGTCTACGCCTTGGAACAGCACCTCAAGTGATGGTTACAACAACTCCCAAGCCAAATCGTCTTACAAAGGATATCTTGGGGCGCAAATCAACGACTATCACTCGCGGTTCGACTTATGACAACCTAGACAACCTCGCAGCATCATTCAGACAACAGGTTCTTGATTCCTATGAAGGCACTCGTCTTGGGAGACAGGAGCTATTGGGCGAGTTGTTGGAAGATGTAGAGGGCGCATTATGGACTAATCAGATGCTCGAATCGGCTTTGGTTGAAGAAGTTCCAACCATGCAGCGAATTGTCGTAGCCGTTGACCCATCGGGCGGTGATGGTGAAGGCAATGACGAACAAGGAATTGTTGTGGCAGGTAAAGGAATTGATGGTTTCTATTATGTGCTTGCCGATAGGTCGTGCAAACTTACACCTCAAGGTTGGGCATCAAGGGCAGTCGGCGCATACAACGAATTTTCAGCCGACAAATTGGTCGCCGAGAAAAACTTTGGCGGAGATATGGTGAAAGCCGTTATTGCACAGATAGACAAAAACATCTCATTCAAAATGGTTACAGCTTCTAGGGGTAAGGTTCAAAGAGCAGAGCCGATTGCTGCATTGTATGAACAGGGCAAGGTTAGGCATGTGTATGGGTTACAAGACCTTGAGGCGCAGATGACTGGGTGGACACCTGAAGATGGCACTTCACCTGACAGGATGGATGCGTTGGTGTGGGCAATGACCGAACTTGCATCAGGCAGAGCGCCAATTGGCAATGCGCCAGTCATTTCAATCGGACAGTCAAATCCTTGGCAAATCTAATTGGCGCAGGTGTCTCAAAAAAAGCTGGTTTGTCCTTCGACCTTTGCTGTAATTTCTCTCATTGGGATTGACCTTTGCAGTCGCTCAAACATTTTGTAGGCAGCTTGTTCCTCAGCATCTTTCTCATTGTCACCGCTGATGGACATTGGAATTGTAATCGTTATTTGATAGACGGGCATAGCAGTAGTTTAGTAAAACGACTGGGCGGTCAAAATCAACCACGCCAGTCGCTTGCAGAATGAACCCTATGGGGAAAGAAAATTACCGCACTCACACTTCACCCTTTTTGACTTCATAAATTTTCGCTGAACCATCATCCTGTTTATCTCTTGCGATTGTTCGTGCAACAGAACCGCCTTTTCCATCACCTCGGTTTGCACCGTTGGGAAAGTGGGGTGGTCATTCCTGCACAGAACGCTTATTGCTTCAAGTGTTTCACGGCGTAAGGCGAAGGTTTGTTTTATCAGTTCGCCCAAGTTGTCAATGTCTAATTTCAGCTTGTCCATTTTGTGTCCTCACTTAATAGTTATTTGACCAGAAGTATTTCTTGTAAATGCCGTCAATTGTAATAATGTCATAGCAAAAATAATCAAAGCGTAGCTCGGTGTCCCAAGTTGCTTGATAATCAATCTTCACCCAGTTGGGCAAGCCCTCGAACCCACTTGAATCAATCATTTCTTCAGCAAATTTTGCTTCTGATTCACATTCAGTCACGAACGACCATCTCTCAGTCACCGCCAAATCAATCAATTCTTCATCGGTAAGTGTCTGCGACTCATTCCACGCAAAAATCGCCAAGCGGATTATTTCCTCATCTGTAAAAGATTGAAACTCACCTATTGCGGGGATGCGTTCATAATAAGCACCAACGCCCTTGTAAGTTTCACCATTCCACGCGACAATCGTTTTGTCACTTGAACCTGATTTTGTATCATTAGCTATTTTGTTTTTCATTTTCTTTCATCCCTTCATCGCTTAACACACGCCAAACATCTGTGCCGTTGTAACTGTATGCACAGCGATAGCACATGCCAAATTTCAATTTCGCATTTTTGTGAACCACATCAAAACACTCGCGGTATTCACAGCAGAAATTGCACATCATATTGCCACCCATCTTTCTCACCTCCTACATTCACATTGTAACACATAATCACACACCTGACAATTACCCAAGCTGTATCATCTGTTCAGAGAACCATTCTGCAAACCCATCTTCGCAGTCAGAACAAAGAGGATGAATGTTCTTGGGGTTCGCCAACATCGCAACCTCGCATTGATAGCAAACTGTGGCTTGTAGTTTATGAGTTGTCATTTCGCGACCTCCCCATTAGTGTTCCAAGTCCAACTTCTTGTTAATGTCTCATGGACAGGTTTCATGGTTTCATAAAATTTGGAATCCGCCTTGAGTAAAACCAATTCAAGTTTGTCTGCTAATAATTCTGCCAGCATTTCCGCCTGTTCGTCAGTCATAAAATACGCTGTCTTGCTCATCAGTATTCCTCTTTCTGTTCTGTTATCTCTCGGTGAGCGCATACATATTGTCCTTCAATATATAGATACAAATCGACCAACATCAATTGTTCAATTGTGCAGGACTCTTGTTTCGCGTCTGAGCGAGACGGATATTCTATGGCAAGAATTTGGGAATCGTTTATCATAGACATGGACATAATTCCACATTTGTCTTGCCACGCATCACAAAACTCATATGGCATTTGCACCCATTGAGCTTTTATGTCTTTGGTGCGAGTAGGAACGGCTTCGTCAATTGCTGTTTTCATCCACGCGCCTCGCTCGCCATCTATCCTTTCCCATTCTTTATACATCACTTTTTTTAGTTGGTCATAGTCAGCCATTAGCTATCCTCACAATCGTGTCCGTAATACCACTCGTTGGAATCATCTTCATCTTTGAGATTAAAGAATCTCTTACACTCTGCACACACAACAGTAGTTTTCATATCCATTAGTTTTCCCTCCTTACAAATTCTTTGTTATACCGATAGACCTGACCGAAGGCTTCACATTGAACAAACACTCTCCCTCGCTTCGCACTCATGTTTTCGGGTTTAGCCACTACTTGCGCCTTCTCCCAAAACGAACCAACATAAATCCAAACTTTGTCTCCGACCTTCATGATGTCTCCTTTCTCTTACAAAACAATAATAACACAATGTCAATGTTTTGTGTCAAATTCTTCTTGACAAACATCACACTCGTTTGTCGGGCAAGGTTCATAGCCATAAGTCAGAAATTCAATTATGTCTTGCCACACCGTTCTACCGCTCCAAGGGTCTTTGATGCCATCCTCATAACTAAACGGAGAGTAATGAGTAAAAGACGCGCTCGATACTTTCCCGATTGGCGCAATGAGTTGATAAACGCATCCATCATCCTCAATGGTTGCACCCAACTCTTGGGCTTTTGCATATGCTCTTTGTTTCGTCATTTTTTCACCTCCTACATTTACATTATAACACACATAAGATTGACAATCAACTACACCTATGTTATAATACAAATGAAGGGGGTGGGAAATGAATATGAAATATCATGAAATAGATGCGGCAGACAATCTTGTCGAAACCGTTCCTATGGCTGAATGGAAAGAAATCAACTATTCAGAACAGGACTTTGTTAGTCAAAGGTCTGGCTGTAAAGTTGGATGGAGAACTTATTCGACACAGGAAATCGCTGACGAGTGTTCTTATGCTGCGACAGTCAATGCAATGCTGAAATTAGAGCAGGGCTTTGACTTCGGTTATCAACTTCCAGGAAATGTTGTGAAGGTTGAAAACGGCTGGGAAGTTACCATTCCTTAGTCTCACCGCTGCCCCTTGCTTTCGGGTGAGGGGTTTGCCACTTCATCGATAAGATTGTCTAATGCAATGACAACGAAAGGAAAAAAATGAAAACATACATGGTTGAAGTTACGGAACTGAGAACAGCGGCTGTGGAAGTCGAAGCCGACAACGAGGAGCAAGCGAGAGAAGAAGCGTCTGCGTTGTATTTTGAAGAAAAGCTGGAGTTCAACGACATTGAAATGAGCATAGGGGATGTGGAAATTTGTGATGTATAAGCAGATGAACCTTAGAGCAACAGACATCCAAAAGAGTGCCATCACGCTGCCTGTGAGCGCCTCTGAGCGGGTTTGAACCTACAGCACGACCAATCACCCCTGCTGCAAAATCAAACCCCTTAGCCATTTCTGTGACTTTGTGTTGTCTGCGTGTCAGTAATCAAACCGAGCGCGTGAGTGGGACACTTGTTGAATGGCAGACGAGGGCGATGGAATTATAGCGGATGGGCAAATGCCTGAAGATGTTGTAGGTCCGTTGCTACAGATGGCAATTTTGACTCACGAAACCTACTCTGCCTTCTTGGAGTCGGGGTTCAAAAGTAATCAGGCGCTTGCGCTTACAATGAAAACACTTGAGGCGAGCCTTTATAATGAACAAAACTCATACGGAGAATTGGACTTAGACGAAGATGACTACTAAGAATACTAAATTTACTGAAGTGGGCGCAACAGGACTAAGGCGTTCTGGGGGATTTGTTCTTGAAGAATTTCTGCCTCAACTGCAAGGCACGAAAGCAAGACAAGCGTTTCGTGAGATGGCTGACAATGACCCAATCGTTGGCGGAATTTTACTCGCCTTCAATGAGGTAATGGGTCGCCTTGATTGGCACATCGAGAAACCCGAAGAAGCGACAGCAGAAGAACTTATCGCCTATGAATTTATTGACAGCGCATTTAAGGACACCGAAGATTCATGGGATGTTACCCTTTCTCAGATTTTGTCAATGCTCATCTACGGATGGTCATGGCTTGAGGTCATTTATAAAATTCGAGGTGGCGAATACAATCCTTCGGAAAAGTATCGCTCCGCATCTGCTGATGGTCGAATAGGTTGGAAGAATTTTACAATTCGCTCACAGGATTCTTACTTGAGGTGGGAATTTGCAGGTAACGGCAAAGTCAAAGGAATGGTTCAGCAAGACATCACTACGGGTATGCACTACATTCCCTACGAGAAGTCGCTCCTGTTCAGAACAAATGAATTTAAGGATAACCCAGAAGGCGTTTCGTTGTTGCGTAAGGCTTACACTTCTTGGTATTACAAAAAGCGTATTCAAGAAATTGAAGCCATTGGCATTGAGCGCGACCTAGCGGGCTACCCAGTTGTGTATGCGCCGAACGAATGGTTTGCCAGCGATGGTGACGAAGGTGCGGCACAGTCGTTAGCGGCAGTTCAATCATTGGTGACGAACATTAAGAGGAATCAATCCGAAGGTGCTGTCTTACCCTTCATAACTGACGAAAACGGCACTAAGGTTCTCACCCTCGAACTTCTAAGCTCAGGTGGGTCGCGTTCTTTTGACACAGGCGCAATTATTGACCGCTACAACAAAATGATTGCCACCTCGATGCTTGCTGATTTTGTCTTGCTGGGACAAGGCAATGTGGGTTCGTTTGCTCTGGGTTCTCAAAAGCTTGAATCATGGCAGATGATTATTGAGTCGCTTGCAAAATCCATCGCCGAGGTTTTCAATAAGAACGCGATAAAAAAACTGCTAAAACTAAACGGGATGAGTTGCAAAACGCCACCTAAATTAGTATTCGGTTCGGTTGCTAGGTCAGACCTTTCTGCACTCGCGCCTTACTTGTCTGCGTTGGCAGATTCGGGTATCCTAACTATGAGCGACCCAGACCTAGAGGCTTGGGCTAGACGACAGGCAGATATCCCGCCACTGGCTGAGGAGTAATAATGGCAAAGAATCCTTGGGTTCTCCCAGCTGGATTTAATGCCGCTACCGCAGAAGCCCTAAAAATTCTTCGTGCTGCCCTGAAAGAATCTGGGTCTACATTACCTGATGCCGCTTTTGAACAATTGCGAATGGGCAATGTAGATGCCTTTTTGGGTTTTGTCGATTGGGATAAAATCAGAATAGGTTTTGGCGACCTCGAAACGCTAATTGCCAATACCGCTGGAAAATCAGGAGTCGCGACTTTTAAGCTTGGGGGCATTGATGCCAACCTGATGTTCGAGTTGATAGATGAGCGAGCTGTTCAATACGCCAAAAAACGCACTGCAAAACTCATCGTTGAAATTAGCGAACAAATGCGAGATACTGTTCGCGCTGTAATTGCACAAGCAGAACAAGGTCTAATCACTTATCAAGGCGCTGCAATACGCTTGCAGTCAACAATACCTCTCACCTCGCGCGATGCCGCCGCAGTCGATAAATTCATTGACAGACAATTCCAGCGGTTTGTCAAAAATGGATTATCCACCACCAAAGCTACTATCAAAGCACAAAACATGGGTGCAAAATACGCCGCTAAATTACTCGGCTCACGCACCAGAACAATTGCACGAACTGAAATTATGGATGCGGCGATGTCGGGTCGTTATCTTGGGTGGGAAGCTGGGGTTGATGCTGGGCTTATCGCAAGTGATTCAGTAAAAGAATGGATTGCTGAACCCGATGCTTGTCCTATTTGCAAACCCCTCGATGGCACACTCATTGGGTGGAATGAAGAATGGCAATTCCCTGAAGGCGTTTCTGCGGGGTCATCGAACAAGATGCCACCCGCTCATCCCAACTGTCGTTGTTCGGTAGCCATCTTGCCGCCTGACTATGTTGACAATGTGTTTACTCCCGCAAGTGGTGGCAAAATGCCCAAGGGTGCAATTGAATTGACCAAGATGGCAGGAAGCGATTTTCTCAACGAAATTGTAAAACATCTTCCCGGAAAACATGACCAAGCCACTCATGGGCGAGGAGGCTCAAAGGCTTATAACACCGCTGGTTACGATGAATTGATTAGTCCTGATGGCAAAAAATTCATGGAAGCAATGAACGAATTAAAACGACCTGATGGGACAGCGGTTTCTGATGACTACATTCGTTTCGGAGCGAATCGATTTGGGTTTCGTTCCTTACCAGCTACTGAAGGTTTTGAAAATAAGTTTAAAGTGTTAGATGAGGAGTTTAGTGCTTTCGTGAAAGACAATCCAGTTTCGGTTATGATGCCCGAACAAGTAATTGAATCACTTTTAGATGATGGTAAAATGAAAACCATCTTCGATATGCCTGATGCAAAAGGCGACATTTATTTTGACCACAGATTGATTTATGAACGAGCGGCGTTTGGCTATGAAGGCACTTTTCCCAATGAATCAAGACCCGTATCTGGCACAGTATTGCCAACAGCAGAAAATCAAGAAGCTTTCTACGCTTTTGGCGACCACTTCGGGTCTGCTCAAGTTGTGTTGAAAGATGAAGTAAAGAGCAGAACGACTTATACACTCGGTGATAGTTTAGACAAATTCCAAAAGCCGAACTCTGGCACAGGCAAAGTTCCACGAACTATGGACTTAATCACTACTGCACAAAGAGCCGCATACAGCCGTAAAAATGAGAATACAAACATGTTTGACACACTTCGATTTTGGAATGAAAATTATATTGAAGCGCAAGTGCATGGGGGAGTTAAGTTAAAAGACATAGCCAAAATTATCTTTCATTCGCCTATGATTGATATACCAGCAACACAATTAGATGAGCTGGGCATCAAATATGAGGTGACTGAACGATGATAACGCTACCTTTTGAATACAAAAGCGGCACGACCTTGCTTGCCGAGTTAGATGCAGAACATTACATAACCAATACAAAAAAAGTAATCGCAAAACTAACCGCTGACAATTTGTGGGAAAAACCAGTCAAGCCAATTAAGCCTGTCGGCGAATTGATTTTATTAGACAATGAATACGCCGAACTAGTCGCCGACTGGAAAGCCTTTCAAGCGTGGGCAACTGACAATGTGACCAAACACCTCGCGGGTCAGCATGACCAATCGACCCACGCGGGCAAGAGGTCTTATAAATCGACAGACGACCTTGTAAAAGACGGCTTAGACATTCAAGAAGCGATTGATGAACTAGGCATTTCTGGAGCGGCAGACGGGAATGTGGAAATGCGAGTATTGCTTGAGCGTGTGGGCAAAGGTGGAAAGCCCGAAATCGTTGCTGCTGTAGCCGATTTAGATGGCGAACCCTTTTATCGTGGCGCTGCTGATATTACAAATGACTCTTTCAAAACATCTGAGTATGACAGAATCGGTCTTGGTCAGTATGGGGATGGGTATTACTTTTCTGATACCAAAGCGACTGCTCAGGATTATGCTCAAAGAGCTGTCGATGACCGCATTTATGGCAACACCACAGCAGATGTGATGATAGGCGGTTGGAAAAAAGACGCAAAAGTTTATGATGTTGGCAATACTGACGGCTGGCTCGATGTGGCAACTGCATCTAATAGCAATGCCATTGACAAGCTCAACATAAACACGCGAGCATCAGACGCTGAAGATTCAATTTTTAACAACTTTTATGGTGATTATGGCAATGCGCTTGTGACAGACCTCATCTTAGAAGGTTATGATGGTATGCAGATAGATATTGGATTGACTGAAACCTACACAGTCGTTTTCAACAGAGAGGCGGTGCAAGTTGTTGGCAACTAACCCACGAATCTCACAATTGGCTGGCATGGTCAAACACTATGCGCCATTGAAAACAAAATTTGGCATTGATATGGTCAAGTTACTCGCGACCACAAGCGAATTTGACGCATTGCCACAATGGTTGCAAGACCATTTGCTCAAGGTAGAACAATTGGTCGAACAAGATAAAGCAAATGTGATTGAAAAACA